CGAGATCTGCGCATGTCTCGTGGGCTCGGAGATGTGTATAAGAGACAGCTGCAAATAGGGTCTGCACCGCGACGAAAACATTTCCGTCGATATTTACTTGATAATTTGCGCGATTATCCATATATTTGCAGAAATTGTATTACTATGACTGTTACAGGTTGGATATTCTTGATCTTTGTGGCTGCCGCTTTGCTTTACCTTTTGGGTGAAGGATTTAAGTGTGCTGTGCACATCGACAGGTGGCGCGGCCTGTGGCAGACTAAGCGGTAGGCGTATATCTGCGTACCCGCTCATTCTCCACCCATTCGGCCATTCTCACCTGAAAGCCCCACGCCTCGTCCGACAGCGTGTCGGGGTCCATGTGCAGCACCGAGCGGATCAGGGCGTTGCCTGCATGCAGCCACCCGTCACCTTTGACGACCTCGGTGCCGCTCAGAGTTTTTTTATTTCCCCGACCCTGACCTCTACGATCTGCGAAATTTGCTGTGACAGACCTATGAAATAGCGGTCGTCGTCGCGTAGCTCCTCGTCGCCTCCGAGCCAGCAGTTCGACAGGATGATCTCGGCGAATTTGAATGGGTCTTCTTTGCCGACCACCGATGCGGCAGCGATCACATCACGTCCCGGACGATGCAGGTAGCAGGTCTTACCGTCGACCTCATAGGCGAACACGTCGCCGTGTTTCTTCTTCCATGCCGCGATTTTCGCGGTCATATCCTTCTTTTCCATAATGCTCTTTTGTGTGGTTTTAAAGAGTGTTTAAACAGCCCACGGTATTGGACCGTGGGCTTGTTTTATTTCGACGCGATGTCATAGTCGATGTCGAGAGCGACGAACGGCATGGCGTGCTCGCTTTTCATGTCGCCCGCCTTCATGCCCGAGGGGAGTTCCGAGAACGAGGCGCAGATGATCTGGTCGACCGTGATGGCCGTGCTGTCCTCGGGGATGTAGGAGATCAGAATATCCACATCCACGTCGAGGATGTCCTTGTAGCCTTTTTCACGGGCGGCGCGGTTCATGGCGATAATCTCGCTCTGCAGCAGCGTCAGGGTTCCCGTCGCGGCCCGTTGACCGTGCTGGATGCCTTTGGCGGAACGCCCCGCAGCATACAAGGCCTCCTTCGCCTTGGCAAGTTTGTAGTCGACGCCCGTTGCACCGACTACCGGGCGGCCCCACATGATGATCTTGATGGTGCCCCAATCGTACTCTTTTCCGTTGATTTTTACTTTCATGCTACTGCTTGATTGCCGGATTCTCAAATCCGAGGTTTACGATGATGTCCCGCAGCATCCCGCGCGGCCTGATCCTGCACGAAACCGTCATGCGACGGGTCGAGAGAACATTCTGCGCCGGATCGACATAGGAGGTGAAGTCGCTGATCTCGCCCTGCATCGCTACCGCGACGGCGTTGTCGATCAGACGCTCGTAGTACGAGCACATCTCCTGCGGGATGTTACCCTCGTCGTCGGTCTCGATGTCTTCCTGAATCTCCTCGATGTAGGCGGTATAGGCGTAGATCATGGCCTTGTCCGCCACACGTCCGTAGTTCAGGTTGCTGTAATCGTCCGACAGCGGGGCCCCCATGTGGTCGTCGTTCGGGTAGTAGCCGTTCTTCTTCGGGAAGGAGCGGTAGATGATATAACCCGCCTCGTCCAGCAGGTCGAGCATCGCGTCGCACTCCTCGGGGGTCTTGCCGTTGGTCAGCCATCCCTCGGCGGCGATCGCTCCCGACTTCACGCGGGCCAAAGACTGGTTTACGGAAATCCGAGCGGCACGTCCGAGCATCTGTCCGATTGCGGCGGTCTTGTTCGCCTGGTCGTCGCAGGCCATGACGAAGCCTACACGGTTGGTGCTGCCTTCGCGGGGCTTGTAGAGCTTGTCGGTCGTGCCGTCCCAGCCTGCAGCGGGGATCAGGCACCGGAAGGGCATCACCTTCCGGGCGAAGCTCTCACCGACGGACTGCGCTGCGGTGGCCGCCGTCACGACATCCTTGTCGATGCCCGTTTCCGTGGTGTCGGCGCTGTACTCGGCAGACGGCAGACGGTTGATGCCGACCAGGCGGATGCGACCTTTGGCGTAGGTGATCAGCTTCTTCAGCGGCGAGCCCTCCTCGAGGCTGCACATCTGCGAGAGCAGTGTGGCCTCGGAAACGACGAGCAGGTACAGCTCGGCGCCGTCGCCCGTCTCCGTATAAAAGGCCGTCAGCTCCTTGTGTGCAAGGGGATTGTTTTCGGCCGTGATGCCCAGCCGGGCGATGTCCCGCGAGGAATTGATCAGGTAGACCTCGTTCAGCGCAAGCTTGTCGGCGACGGCTGCGCCCGTCAGGATCAGCCCGGCGACACCGTCGTCGCTCTGTGCGACACGGCCCAGGTTCCCGTTCTCGAGTTTGATAGTTACGTTAGGTAATGCCATGATTATCGCACGTTAATGGTTCGTACTTCGCCCTCGCCGAGGCCCTTCTGATGGAACTGTGCGAGGTTCTTGTCTTTGTCGAGGAACACCTGCTTGTCGCTGGTGATGTGGAAGGTTTTGCAGTCGGGATAGGCTTTCGCATACTTCTCGGCCAGGGCCTTGAACGGGTCGGCCTTCCGGGCCTGCTCTGCGGCGGCCTCCTCGGCTTCCCTACGGTCCTGATCCGCTTCGGCCTTCTCGGCATCCTCGATGACTTTGGCCTCGGCGCGGAAATGCTCCTCCCGGGCTACGGCTTCGGCGACACTCGCCGTGGCGGCCTGATAAGCCGCTTCCAAGGCTGCCAGGCTCTCCTTGAGAGACGCCTTCTCCTCGACGGTTTTAGCGGCTTTCACGGCTGCTTTGCCCTCCGCGACCTGCGCTTTCGCAGTCTTGCCCTCGGCTTTCGCGGCCTTCGTGGCATCCGCCAAGCGGGCCAGCTCCTCCTTGCGCTCCTGGGCGCTCATGTTTTTAATATCCATGTTTTCAGATTTTTAACAGTTTGCGGGTTTTAAAGACCCCGAACAGGATCAGCAGCAGGGCTGAAATCTGTCCGACACATATCCAGGTCCGCTGCCAGGTATTCAGGCGGTTGACCTCGACGATTTGTAACTCTTTGCGGGTGGACGTATGGCGTTCGATGCGGTCTTTTAAAGTCAGGTAAATAGCCATACTGTCGGCCTGGGCCGTAGCCGTCAGGACATTATTGCGGACCTCGATGTCGGGAGGCCTCAGTCGGTTCCCCGCCTGGTACTCCATCAGTCGGCGCATCTGCACCTGCCCCACGCTGTCGCATTCGAGAAGCGCCCGGATCATCGACTGGTCGCGTTCGAGGACTACCACCGTGTCCCGGACCTGTTCGGTCACGATCACCGTATCGGTCGCCGCCGTCTGCGAAGATTGCAGTTTGAGGCTTGGGCTGCACGCGGCCAAAAGGGCTGCGAGCAGAATAGTCAGCATTTTTCTCATTGATCAGATCGTAAATTACGTTTTCATCGTTCTTGCCCCGGATCAGTTTGATCAGCGACACGAAGGCTTTGGCCTGCGTGATGATCGCCAGGTTCTCGAGGATCGAGATAAGTTCGCAGACACACAGGTAGGCCGCCATCAGTCGATGCGGAATGATCCACAGATTCGGGACGAGCTTGTCGATCAGAAAGGCCAGCAGTATCGCGGCCATGTAGCCGATCAGCTTGCCTACGCTCTTGCGCATTCGGCGCGACGATCGAGGTGCGTGCCGGTTCTTGCTGGCGAGGACACCGAAGACGAGATCGGCGAGCCAGAACAGGAACACTATGGCGATGACCTCCTTGCATGGTGCGAAATAGGCTGCGGCCACCAGGGCCGACTTGATCGCATACTGGCCGAGATACTGCATAGCTCCTTCCATGACTACTTACCCGAATAGATGGCTCCGATGTACTTGTTACGCAGGGGCAGGGCCGAGAAACGCTGCTGGTAGCCCAGGATGTCGCCGCGGGCCTCGGGGTCCTTCTCGCGGTGGAAGACATCGACCGTACCCGTCGCACGCATCACCTCGGTCCGAATCCAGGCGATCGACGCCATCGCGCTGTTCTCGCCTTTGGCCGAACCGAAGGCCTGCTTCTTGCCTGTCTCGGTGTCGAAGTACGGCAGATGCGGGTAGCTGAAGACCTTGAAATTGCCGATCTTCCCGTCGCGCATGTACTCCTTGTACAGCTTGCGGTTCTCGGACTTCAGGTCGGCTTCGTGCTCCGTAGTCAGGACCAGACACAGCTGCGTCATGTCGACCTCCATTGCCTTGAACTTCGCCTCGAGCAGATCGAGGTCGTCGAACGTCAGGCGACGACGACCGTTGACCACTTCGCCAGTCGTCACCAGGACGGGCGTGAACTCGCCGTCCTGCAGCGGGCACCAGTTGTAGGCGGCCAGTGCCCGACGCTTGCGCGTGAGGGCGTTCACATGACCGCGCGTCACACTCAGCATCTTGTCGTAGGCGGCCTGCATCTGCTCGATGTTACGCACCACGGTGTTCTTCGTGTCAAGGGTGTGCAGCAGGATGTCCTTCGGCACGTCCTCGCGCTGTACGATACCGACCGGATAGGTGTCGTTGTCGATGAATACCTCCGGCTCGACACCTGCCTCGGCCAGGTGCAGCGTGTTGTTGTCGACCAGGGCGCTGAGGTCCTCGGATTCGTTCAGGAAGTCACCCTCCTGGATGGGCTGCTCTTTGATGATGTCAGTCCACAGTTCTTTTTCGATAGGCATATCTGTCTGATTTTGATTAGTTGTGCTTTTTTCGGATGGTTTCGAAAGCCTCGGGGTTCTCGGCTTTGATCTTCGCAAGGCCTTCGGGGTCCTCCTTCAGCCAGTGCAGGTGCGTCCAGTTCTGACGATCGGTCGGGATCACGTTCCCGGCGATCTTGGAGACGGCGGCCGCCAGCGAGACCTTCTCGGGGATGGCCTTCAGGGTTTCCGACACCAGGTCGTAATCCTTCATGGCAAGTTCGACGTACTTTTCACGGGCGGGGGCTCCGATCTTGCCCTGCTCGACGGCCAGGTTGACCAGCTCCTCGGCGCGTTTCTTACGGGCCGCGTCGATCTCCGTCTGCAGGGCATCGGCAGTCTCCTTGTGTTTGTTGCGATCCGCGGCCAACTGCACGATGGCCTTGCTCATCGCCGTAGCGTCCGCGTCCTGATTGATGCCGAGAGCGGCGTATGCCTCGGCGGAAAGGGTGATTTTTTCCATTGTTTTGATATTAGGGATTTGACCCTGCGGCGAACCCTCCGCGCAGAGTTTCACGATGTTGTCGACATGAAGGCGCACATCGCCATCATCGACCAGGTGGCCGTCGCCCGTGTAGATTTTGAGCGTCACGGCCCCGGCATTCGACGGCACGGAGGTTACGGAACCCTCGAACAGCTCCCACTCGGTGACATAGAGGTCCTCACCGCCTGCCGGATTCGTGCGGTACTCGGCCCGCAGGATGATGATGCCGGGCGATGCTCCGCGCAGGAACCCGCGCTCGACCTGGCCCTTGCGTTCCGCTCCCAGGGTGATCCCGTCGTCGAAGACGGGATCGGCAACAAGCAGTGCCCCCTCGACATGCAGGTTGTCCCAGCGACCGATCAGACGGTTGAGATCGTGATTGTCGAGCATCGGGGAATACTCCTGGAAGCGTTCGAACTTGCCGCCGCCGTTAAGCAGAAAGAACCCGTGCGAGTTCTTTTTCGTTTCGTCGTTAAAAATGAATTTCGGTAAAGCCATGCGCCTCGTTTTTTGATGCAAACATAGGCCTCAGAATCCGGAGCAACAAAAAGATTGTCAAGGTATTAAACTATTTTTCGCATTCGCGTTTCGGAATGCCATCTTTGCACAAAAAAGAGGTCTATGACAACTCCAAAGCACAAATTATACACAGCGGCTTACAACTGTTTTGTCGAGCAGGGAATGACCTGCGCGGGTATCTCCGATATGCTCGGTATCCGTGAGGCCACGCTGTCCGAATGGCGGCGAGGCATGAAGTGGGACGAAAAGCGCAAGGCGATGCTGGCGGCCCCCGGAAAAATCCGCGAACTGCTGTTGGACGAAATGCAGAACGTAGCCGACGGCAACCCTGCACGTATTGACACGGACGGTCTGTCGAAAATCGCAAAGGCGCTGCAATACTTCGACGGAAAGGTCCCGCTGTCGGTGGTGATCACCGTCCTGAAAGAGGTCGACAACTTCATCGCTGAGGTGGCTCCGCAGGAGATCGCCCGACAGACGGAGTTGCATCGCATGTTCATTCAACACCGGGCACAGGTCGATTCCTTAAAAAAGTAGCGGCATATGGCAGACATCGACAAGAAATTTCAGAAGCTCCTCGACAACTACGAGGAGCACTGCCGACGCATAGCGAAGGCCTCGGTCGTAAACATTCACGAGCCATTGGCGGATAAGATCGCCCGCGTGAAACGCCTCGAAAGGGATTATGTCACCTGGTTCGAGTACTATTTCCCGAACTATGCGAAAGTGCCCTGTGCGTGGTTCCATCGCACGGGTGCGCAGGAGATCATCGACCACGACGTGATCATGGCCATGTGGATCATCTACCGATCCGGGGCGAAGTCCGTACATATCGACATGGGTATTCCGCTGTACCTGATGTACACGGGCCGCATGCGCTACATGCTGCTGATCGGCGAAACGGAGGACAAGGCGCATAAACTGCTCTCGGCATGCCAGGCGCAGTTGGTGTTCAACAAGCGCCTGATTAACGACTACGGGAGCCGCTACAAGCAGGGCGACTGGTCGTCCGGGGAGTTTCTGACCTCGGACGGTGTGCGCTTCACCTCCCTGGGTTTCGGCCAGGACCCGCGCGGCGTCCGCGAGGAGGAGCAGCGACCCGACTACATCGCCGTGGATGATGTCGATACACGCCGCCATGTCAACAACGACCGTCTGATGCGCGAGGCCGTCGAGTGGATCTTCGAGGACCTGATGGGATGCTTCGACGAGGCCGACGGATCGACCCGGCGGTTCGTGTATGCCAACAACAACTTTCATAAGAACAGCATCACGAACCGCCTCAAAAAGCAGCTGAAGGTGCTGGCCGAGAAATCCCGCCAGGATGGAGAGCAGCCGATCCAGTACGTCCTGACGGTCCCCGCGGTGAAGGACCTGACGACCTTCGAACCGAACTGGCCCGAAAAGACCTCGGCGGAGTACTGGCGCAAAAAGTACCGCAGCATCCCCTCGCGGTCGTTCATGCGCGAGTATATGCACGTCCACGTGGAGGACGGCAAGGTGTTCAAGGCCGAGGACATCCAATGGAAGAAGATGCTGCCGCTGAACGAATACGATGCGCTGGTCTTCTACGGAGACCTCTCCTACAAGGCCCAGGCATGCCATAAAGGGATGATCCTCGTCGGCAAGAAAGACCGCGAGTTTCATTTCATCTACTGCTTCCTGCGCCAGCAGTCCCGCACGGTCCTGGCAAAATGGCTCTATGACTTGTACGAAACCACCGAGCTGCGCACCTGCCGCAAGGTCCGCTATTGGATCGAGGGTCTGTTCTCGATGGACGAGTTCGTCAACGACTTCGATGCCGAGGGCGATGCCCGGGGCTACTACATCCCTGTACAGGCAGACAAGCGACCGAAGGCCGACAAGTACGACCGCATCGAGGCCACGCAGTCCTATTTCGAGCGCCGAAATGTGTGGTTCAATATCGACGAGCGGGACAGCCCCGACTTCCAGGAACTCGTCGATCAGTACCTCGCATTCGAGAAGGGCGGAAGCGTGGCCGTCGACGGACCTGATGCGGGTGAAGGCGCTCTTTCGAAACTCAACACCGTATTCCGGCAGGTGAAAGGCACCTATCGCGTGGGCCGCCGGGAAAGCCGCAAATACTGACAAACTACAACGATATGCGTAAAATCAAGTACATCGTGCTGCATTGCAGCGCAACCAAAGAAGGGGTGCCGTTCGGCATCGAAGACATCGACCGCTGGCACCGTCAGCGGGGATTTCGCAAGGTCGGCTACCACTACGTGATCGAGATCGACGGCACAATCCGAAAGGGACGCGACATTGCCGAGATCGGGGCCCATGTGCAGGGCAGCAATGCCAACAGCATTGGCATCTGCTACATCGGAGGACTGGATGCCGATGGCCAGCCCAAAGACACCCGCACCGAGGAACAGAAGGCATCTCTGTTCTACCTCCTGCAGCAGCTCCGCGAGCAGTTCTCCGACGCCATGATCTGCGGGCACCGCGACTTTTCGCCCGACCTGAACGGCAACGGGATCATCGAGCCCTGGGAGTGGATGAAGGCCTGCCCCTGCTTCGACGCCATCGACGAATATCAAAATCTGTAAGCCATGTTCATCGAGAAAGAGGATTTATACACAGCCATCAGTGAGTACCAGCTGCAGAGCATCACCACAAGCGCCGTCACGATCCGCATGGCGATTCTGGCAGCCATCGACGAGGCACGAAGCTACCTGAATGCCAAATACGACTGCGAGGCGATATTCTCGGCCACGGGAGAAGACCGCCACGCCACGCTTTTGGAGCATTGCAAGAACATCGCGGTGTGGAACCTCTGCCGCAGGGCGAACACCGATCTGATCTTCGAGCAGGTCAGCGAATACCGCCGGGCGGCGATCGACTGGCTCGAGAAGGTTTCGGGTGTAAAGGGTACTGACAAGCCTCTCGCTCCCGGCCTGCCGCTGCTCAAAACCGAAGACGGCGAGGTGCGCATCACGGCCCGGATGGGAAGCCGCCGCAAGTTTCGCCACGACTTCGACGACTAAACACCGTTTAAACACCCTTTAATCGTTCGCACAATGCAGAAAAAGAATAAAAGCAGGAAAACCCCCGGCGTCACGGCTAAGGCCGCTAATTTGGCCGTAAAAACGAACACCCCGAAAACAGCCCGGCGACGCGAGGGGTACATCCGGAGTATCGTCCCGAAAACCCTGTCGCGGACCCGGTCCGACATCGCCACCTGGCGGTCGGCGCTGCGCGCGGCGGATAACGTCGACAACCCGCGCCGGGCACGGCTGATGAATCTCTACGACGACGTGATGCTCTGCGCGCACCTCACCTCACAGATCGAACTGAGGCAGAAGGCGACGTTGCTGACACCTTTCGAGATTAAGGTAGGCGACAAGATCGACGACCAAGCTACGGCAGCCCTCAATGCGGCATCATGGGTCACGGAGCTCAACACCCACATCCTCGACAGCGTGATGTACGGCCATACGCTCGTGGAACTCACGACGACCGGGGACGAGACCGAACCCGTAGCCGTCACCCTGCTGCCCCGGCAGAACGTGATTCCCGAGAAGGGGATGCTGCTGTTTCGGGAGGACGACAGTAAGGGCCTCCAGTACCGCGAGGTCCGGGAGTTCGGGAATTTCATCCTGGAGTTCGGCAAGGACCACGACTACGGACTGCTGAACAAGGCCGTGCCGCATGTGCTGTTCATGCGCTTCGCACAGTCCTGCTGGTCGGAGCTCTGCGAGATATACGGCATCCCGCCCCGGTTTATGAAGACAGACACGCAGGACCCCGCCATGCTCGACCGTGCCGAGGCTATGCTGCGTGACATGGGTGCGGCGGCATACTTCATTATCGACCGCACGGAGGAGTTTCAGTTCGCAAAGGGAGCCGACACCAACGGCGATGTCTACAACAACCTGATCGCCCTGTGCAAGGAGGCGGTCTCGGTGCTGGTGAACGGGGCCGTGATCGGTCAGGACACCGTGAACGGCAACCGCTCCAAAGAGGAGAGCAGCATCCGGCTGTTCGAAAAGTTGGTGATGGCTGACCGTAAGATGCTGGCGGGATATTGGAACTCCACAGTGATCCCCGCCCTGGTGTACATCGGCATCCTGCCTGCGGGCAGCGTGTTCTCCTGGCAACAACAGGAAGACATCGAAAAACTGTGGGCGATGGTCGTGCAGCTACTTCAGTTCAAAGATGTGCCTAACGACTGGATTGAGGAGAAGTTCGGAATCGTGTGTACCGATAAGGCTTTCACCGTGCCGGGGCAGCTGTCGGAAACGTTGTCGGTGCCGCAGCCCCAGGAAGTCGATTTTTTCGCAACCGCCCCCTGATCGCGTACAGGGGGCTGCACGAAAGACTGGCGGCGGTCTACGAACTGGGTGATCCGGTGACGCTGGCCGCGGATGGCGGCAAAGGCAAAAAGCCTGTCGTGCGTCTGTCGACATTCCGTAATGTCGCAAAGCACCTGCAGAAGGCCGGGAACTTCCGCCCCGACATGCTCGAGGATCAGCCGATCCGGACGCTGATCGACGAAATAACCGACGCCCTGATGGAAGGGGTCAATATCGGACTGAAAGATGCTGACATTCCGACAGAAATGACCGACAAACTCGGGCGCGACGTGTTCGTATTCTCGGGTTGTAAGACCTACCACGAACTGCGTGAAGCCTCGCAACTTTTACGCGATGCCGAGGGCCGGGTCAAACCATTCAGCAAGTTTTTTGAGGAGGTGAAGCAGATACATCCCGAGTACAACGAGCGCTACCTGGAAGCTGAGTACGAGTTCGCCGTACATTCCGCGCAATCAGCGGCACAATGGGCCGAAATCGAGCGCGACGGGGATGATTACGATCTGCAATACCGCACCGCCAACGACGGCAAAGTACGGCCTGCGCATGCGAAGCTCGAAGGACTGACCCGCCCGCAGGACGATCCGTGCTGGTCGGAGATCATGCCGCCGAACGGATGGAAATGTCGGTGCCGGGTCGTGCAGGTCCGTAAGGGCAAATACGATTACACCGATTGGAACGAGGTTCCGCAGCTTGTACGCGAAGCTACCACCGACATTGACAGCCTGGGCCGGAACCGCGCCGAAATGTTCCGGTTCAATCCCGGTAAGGACAAAGTGATCTTTCCGAAGCATCACCCGTACTACAACCTCTCGATTAAGGCGAAAGAGGCCGTTGAAAGGCTTGCAGACAACCGCTTCGTCGGTGCAAAAACAAAGGATCAGGTGATGGAACGGCTGAAAAAGGCCGGCATTCGTAATGCCGATATTTCAGAAGCATCCATCGAACAGGCGAATGTCCTCCTTGAAGCAATCGAAGATGTCGGGAAAAATGGTCGCCTCAAACTCAATGAATTAATACTTGGGTATAATGTGGGCCCGGGTAGCACCAAGATTAAGCAGAGGATCGGAGGCCATTACAATGATGGCAAAAAGCAGATATACATCAATCTCGAAAGTTTCAAGTCGAATATTTTCAAAAAGCCTATATCGTTCAAGGAAGGCATAGCCATTCGTGAAAATAAGATCGAGCGGGCACAGAAGTCAATCGAACAGTATCGTGAAAAGCTCGGGAAGAATACGAGACTTGATAAAGAATTGAAAGCATATATCAAGAAGGAACAAAGTAATATTTCGGATTGGACTTATCAGATCGAGAAGATCAACGACAAAATCAAACGAGGCGAACAGCCAATACCTGATGTTATCACGTGTTTATTTGAGGATGTGAAATCACAAGTCAAATGTGCTATATATCATGAACTCGGACACTACATCCATCATCATTCCGATGCGCCGGAATACTTCAAGGAGAAGAAGCCCATCAGTGTCTATGGAGAAACTACGTCAGGTGAATATTTCGCAGAATGGTTCGCTTTCTACAAAATGAAAGGAGAACAAGGCATACCGAATGAATTACTGACAATTTTCAAAGAATGGGACTAAAATTGGTGTTGACGTGCCTGCTATGCAAGCACTATGACGGTTATAAGTTCTGCGAGGCATTTCCTCGCGGTATTCCCGACGAGATTTTCTCCGGAGGACGGCCGCACGACAAGCCGCTACCCCGGCAGAAGAACGACGTTGTATTTGAGTCTAAAAAGGATGTTTGATTTAAAGCGAAAAATCCTGACCGACCTGAAGGTCGAGCTGCTCGACGAGTTCGACCGCAACTTCGAGCGGCGGGCGTTCTTTGACCGCCCCTGGCCGGATCGGTCCTATCCCGGCGGACGCGGCTCTCTCCTGCAGGTGACAGGCCGCGGGCGCCGCAGTTTCCGGGGGATCATCCAGCGAAACGGCGTCGAATTCTCGACCGATACGCCCTATATGGGGCTGCACAACCGGGGCGGAAAGATAAAGATCACACCCCGGATGCGAAAATTCTTTTGGGCCATGTACTACCAAAACGCCGGAGGCATCACCACTTCTGCCAAGAAACGACAGGCCTCCGACACCCAGCGCAACCGTGCGCTGTCGGCAAAGGCGCAGTATTGGCGCAACATGGCGCTGACCAAGAAGGACACGATCACGATTCCGCAGCGGCAAGTGATCGGCGACCATCCCCGCGTCCGGCAGGTGGCACGGGAGGTCATACACCAAAACCTGCAAAGCGCTTTCCGGGAACTTGCAAAAGCCCTGCAACCCCGATAAAACACCCTTTAAACGCCTTTAAAATGATTGAAAATGCAATGGTGGCAGTTCAGGACAAGCTGCTGGAATTGCTCCCCGAGAAGATCGCCTACCTGGCCGAGGATTGGGGGCAGCTGGATTTCTACAACGAGCGACCGCCCGTCAATTTTCCGTGCGTGCTGATAGACATCGCCGAGGCCGAGTTCACGGACTGCACGCGGAAGGTGCAGCAGGGCGAGGCGCTCCTGACCGTGCGGGTGGCGCACTTCGACCCCGTAAACATTTCAGCCCTCGCACCTGACCGGAACAAGGCCTTCCGCATGTTCGCCCTGCTGAGGTTGGTCTACACCCAGCTGCAGGGATTGTCCGGAGAGGAGTTCTCGAGCCTCACACGCACATCCCTGCAGCGCGTGAAACGTGAAGATGCGATCCGCGAATACGTCATGCAGTTCCGGTTTGGCGGAACGGACAACGCGGCTTATAGACCGCGTAAAAAGGCCGAAGGCGTCGAGATCGACATCACCACGGAACGGTCGTAATGAAACAGCCCGGCACATTGCGTGTCGGGCTGTTCAATCGAATAGAGTTGGTTGCCGGATGTCCTGCTGCGTGCGTGCGCGTTCTTTACGGAGCCAGGACAAATAGGCGGCATATTCGACATGAAACTGGTCGTAGATGTACTTTTTCCAGACCCATTTCAGACACCGATCCTGCCGCCCGGGCTCATAGTACTGCTTCGTGATCCGCACCGCATGCTCACGTTTTCGGATGTGATTTTTGTTGTTGTATGCCATTTTCCGCAATTATTGACTATCTTTGTAGCAGGTCGGCCTTGTGATAGCAATATTGCAGGGCTCTTTTTATGTCAGTTCACCACGGTCGGGCCGCCTCCCGGAATGATGTAGATCGGCGTCACCTGAACCGAGGGCCGCGAGGTCGTGGCGGGCTTCTTCTCCCCGATCGCCCGCAGTTTGCGGACCAACGCCTGCAGCTCATGCGCATCGAGCATGTAGAGCAGACGCCCGCATATCCGCCGCTGCAACAGGAAATGGTTCACCTTCGTCCAGTCCTCGGGCGAAGCGTACATCCCGAGCTTCGTCAGGTGTGCCAGGACTTGCGACCGAAGACGCCGGATCGCCTCAGGGGCCGGGGTCGTCTTGCTCCGGTGGGCAAGCTCCATATAGGCCTGCAGGGCGACGATCTCCTCGTCGGTCAGTTCGTCATAGCTGCGGGCATCCCACAACGCGAGGATGTCCGTCCGGTTGGGGATCAGGCGGCAGGCCGACATCAGAGTATTGATCCGGCGAACCTTTGCGCCGCGTTCGAGAGTGGTTAAAGGTGTCATAGTGGGCTATTTGGTTTAGTTGCTCCCGGCGGTGGAATCGAACCACCGCAGAAAACCGTTCGGGAATTAGGATTTGATTTTTTTATAAATCTCTCCGCATAAGAACCCGGCGAAAAGAACAAGGTAGATAAGATGGATAATCCACATCGGGCATGTTACCCACCACCAGGACCAGGCGATCACACCCGTCAATTTGAGAATAAGGAACACGATAAACAAGGCTCCAGGAAACCCGATTTTCATAGTTTACATGCGGTTAAATGACGGTTCGATCTTGTGCCATACACCGCGCTCGTCGCGCTGGTGGAAGTAGAAGTTGACGGCGGAACCCTCGACGACGTTGCTCTCTTTGAACAACTGCATGATCTCCGAGTACTCGGGATCGTTGAACTGTCCCTCGAGTTCGTACAGTTTGCTGATGGACTTGTAGTCCAGGTCGCCCTTACGGTTGCGTTCCAGCAGCGTCATTGCCAACTGGTACATCGGATCATCGGCACCTTTCTCTCGTCCGCCGATCCACGCCTTCAGGAACTCGATCAGCCGGGCCGCAGCGGCATCGGCACGTTCGTCAAAACGCTTGATCCGGTTGCATTTCACCTCGAGGCGAAAATCACCCTCCTGCACCGAGTAGCCGAGCTGATCGTCCCGGCGCGTGGCTCCGTACTCCTGCATGATCTTCCGGAAGGCATCGGTTTCGGCCACGACCAGGTCGTAGAACTCACGCACCTGGCCAGTGATATTGCGGGTTTCAGTTGCCATACGCTTTACGAAGTCGGCCCGCGTCTCCTCATAGTCCCTGCGCCGTTTGTCTGCGGCCTGGCGCTCCTCGGCCCGCTTCTGCTCGAGCAGCTGTTCCAGCTGGTCGGCGGTCATGTCTTTCAGTTCGTTGTTCATAGTGATATTGATTAAGAATTACGTTTGTCAGTGTAAGGTTCCCCGGCGATGCTGCAATAGTCGGTCTCCATGTTGTGCAAGCCAAAACGCATACCTTCCAGGTCCTTCTCGATCTGTGCGACCCGCTCCGGGGAGAGATTCTGCCTGTGCTGCTTCAGATAGGTCTCCACGGTCAGTATGTTCTTACGGCGCAGGGCGATCATATAGGAAAGACAGTCCATACGTGCAGCTGATGATTTGGTGAGTTCAATCATAATATCAGAATATTAAGCGATTTTATACTTGATGCGGAAGTACTGATCCGTCAGGGGTACCCCGTCCTCGGCGGCATCCCGCAGAGCGGGCTCGAGGAAGTCATGCAGTTCGCCGTAGTTGTTGCAAAGGCCTCGTAGCAGGGTGCACAGTTCCGGGTCCTGGATGTCCTCGAAAAAGGCGTTGTAGTGCTTTTGCCGATCTATCGGCGTCAGGTAGACGGTTCCGGCCTTGAAGCGGCGACGGAACTGTGGAATGCCGGGATAGGAATAATTGTAGCGCTCCATCTTGTCGAGTTTCGTGATAAGTTCTCCCGTACCAATCAGCACGAACGCAGCCTGCTCGTTAATCGCGTCATAGATACCTTTACACAGGCCGACCATGCCGTGCGTCATATTCTCGGCCTCGTCGATAATGACCATCGGCTGCCCGCCCTGCGCTTTTAACTCCCGCAGACGGTTGGTGATGGCCCGCATGCGGTATGCCTTGCGGCTCTGCACGCCGAGGACGACATCCATCGTGCGCCCCAGCTCTTCGGTCACGTCCTGAATCTTATGCTGATTGCTTACAGTGATCCTGAATGTGTTGACCGGGTTCGCCTCGATGAATTTGTTCGTGGAAAACGTCTTTCCGCAGCCTGTTTCGCCGATGATCATCTTCGCCGTGCCGCGTTTTCGGGCATCCTCGAGCGTTGAGATTATTTCGATAAACTGCGGTGTTTCGACCGTGCGCCAGTATGCCGCCATGACCGACATCCCGATACGACCTGCAATCGCTGCGAAATACCGATCGGCAATAGCGATGGTCTTGTCTCCCGATGCTTTGTACTCATATACACCGTTCAGGATGTTACTAAGATACGACGGGCTGACATCGCACAAACGTGCGAAGGCGGCCTGCGAAAGCCCTTTACTGGTAATGTACTGCCTGGCGGCGACGACAATCTGATCCTTTAAAATCGTGTCCATAATTCGTTATTTTGTGTATTTCGATAAGTCTGAAATTTTGCTTTTCGCACGGGCCAGAGCTGCGTCCTCGAGGGCCTTGGTCAACTTCCTTTCCTGACGTTCGGAGGCCTTGCGGGCCTTGGTCTGCTCCTTGGCCAGCGTCCGGTTATACTCACCGTCCATAATGCGCTCGCGCAGGGCGTTGTAATCCTCTTTCGTGCCGCTGTCCTGGACGTTGAACCCGTAGTTTGGCGACAGCATCGCCTTGGCGCGGGTCACGTCTTCGACAAACTCCTCCGTGATAGCGTCATAAGTCTCGCCCTTCTGTATGTGGTGGCCCAGGGCCCGCAGTCCTTCGGGCGTCGCTTCCGCATAGGTTTTCGAAGCCAGCAGGGCCGGGGCGCAGGAGAACATATAAACTCCGCCGGGCGTGTAGAGATCGGCTCCTTCGGCATCCCAATAGGCTGTCACGGTGAGGTTCGGAGCATATCCCATGTGTTTGGCGATCAGGGCCACGGTTGCGGCATCGTTCGGGATGTCGTATTTGTATTTGACGCCCTGACGCTCGACCTCGAGGATCGAACGCGCATAGCTGATGTCGCGCTTCGACACCTCGCCCGTCACCATCCGGTAACGCCGTGCGTCGTACTGCCCGGCTGCCGGGTTCTTGAACTCTCGGAACCATTGCTCCGGGGTCATGCCGCATTTGAGGCGGGAGGTGTTCCACTCCCGGATCGCATTGTCGAGCAGTTCCTGTGCCTCGCTGAAGGTCGGCAGGGCCATGATGTCGTAATAGTCGGGGTTGGCCATACTCTCGAGGCTCTTGGCGTTCCACGAGGTTTCCGGGAGGTTGAAATAGCTTTTGAAATGGCGTTTAAACAGCCGGAAAATGCACTCCGCAGGGTTGGCCTGCGAATCATGCGGTGCGATGGTGCGGTGCTGGGCGCAGGCCAGTGAGAGATAAGCCTGCGATTCGGCCCCGGTATATGCTCCGTGGTTGTCCGACAGGAAATCCATCACTTCGGTCTTGCCGTTGTCCAACAGCGCCATGCGCATCGCGTCGCGCAGCATCCGGAAATCCTCGACGTGCTGCCCCTTGCGGCTGACCGAATAGCCCACCATGTAGCGGCTGCCGACATCCGTGATCAGCATCGTGTACATCTTCATCATGCGCCACTTGCCGTATTGGTCCTGATAGCGGTATGGAACGACGCCCGAACCGTCGGAAACCCATAGCGAATTGGCATATTCGAGCGATTCAGAGGGCACATAAGGCCGGAACGCGTTTTTGGCGTAGGCCTTGCCGTGACGCTCGGCGGCGGACAAATATCGGTTATCCCATTTGTTGATGTAGTGCGTGAAGGTCGACAGCTTCACGGGCTTGATATTCAGACACTCCATGTCATAGGCATAAAGGCCGTAGAGCGTTTGCTTCGAATCCTTTTGCGAGCGGCCCGGATTGAGCCAGTAGGACATGATCGTCGCCTGGTGCGCGTCGTATTTCATAACCTCGCCCGTCGCGTAGTCCACGATCTCGGACTTGCCGAGAATCCGGCGGTTGTCGTTGCAGTACTTGCCCGACACCAGGGTTGCGAGCATATCCTCGCCGTTGGGCAGTCCGGCAATCTTCTTGCGGAGCGATTCCGCGGATTTGATGCGGAAGCCCGTCAGGTCCAGTTTCTCGATCCGGGCCGCACAAACCTTGTATAATCCCGTCAGGGTTCGAAAGCCCAAAGACCCGTTTTCGATCAGGGCCGGGGCATTCTTCAGGAACCGGCACCACGCAGCGGCCTGTTGTAAGTCCCGCGCCCGTCTGGTGTCAAAAATATCCTTGTCACCGATTGTGAAAGTCGAGAAATAGATGAAATCGTCGACGCTTTCGTAATTCTTCACCTTCTCATCCAGTGTGTCGACAATCCGATTCCGACGGGTACGGCTGCTGTCCAACTTTTGATCCTCGACGGCGCCGATCAGCTCCTCTTTCGAGGGCAGCATGTCCCGGTAGCAGGTCGGTTTCCGGTTCGGGATGTGGTCGATATCGTAGTAATACTGCCCGCCCTTGCGGCCCCACCGCCAGGCCTTGCCCGGTTTGTCGCCCAGGAAGAAATCCGACTGATCGGCAACCTTCCGCCACGAGGGAGGAAGGGAGGATTTGTAGCGCTTACGCATCGTATCGGCCAATGTTTCTTCAGAAACCCCGCATGCCTCGCATACCATACGCTGCGACACCCAGACGGTTTGCCCGTCCGAGGTCGCGCGTATCAGTATGTCGTTTGGCAGTATCATTAAAACCGTGTTTAAACCTGTTTAAACAGACGTTAATAAGCGGATTTCAGAAAACACATCCACTGTGTTTTTGAGCTCTTGCCACTTTTATGGCCGAAGAGTGGATTCACTCCGAAAATTTTGATGATCCGGCTTGCTGCAATCTGTGTTTCGTTCCATTTGAAAATCAAAATCCCTTCGGGTTTCAGCACTCGCATACATTCGTCAAAGCCTTGCTTCAAATCTGTTTCCCAGCTGGAGAATAATTTACCATATTTATGCGCCGTGTAGCTATTTGCTCCAAGGCGAACAAGATGCGGGGGATCAAACACAACAAGCCGAAACGTCGCATCCTCAAAGGGCATATTTCGGAAGTCACCAACCACATCCGGATGTACTTCTAAATTCCGTCCGTCGCATAGTGTGCATTCTTCATCCCGGATGTCCATGAACACAGTCAGCGGGTTCTGCTTGTCAAACCACATCATGCGAGGTCCGCAGCAAGCATCCAATATCAACTTATCCGTTTTCATAGTTTTATTTGCAGAATCGTAAGGCACGTTCTATTTTTTGCTCCCGTGTCGGTGTCGCTCCGAAACAATGCCTTTGCATTCACGGGATTTTTAGTTAACTTTATGGGTGCAAAACCTTATTAACTAAATTTTATAATTATGGCTATATCTAAATGTCCTCGTTGTGAAGGAACCCGTTTTGAAATGAAAGACGCGAATGTTAAAGACTGCCGATTTAAGCTAACATTTGTGCAGTGTGCAGCCTGTGGAACAGTTGTAGGAGTAATGGACTATTACAACATCGGTAACGCCATCCACAAATTAGCTGACGGACTACACATTGATATTAAACATTAGGTCGTTTCAGATTGTCGCACTCGCCACTGTCAAGAGCCTCTTTTAAGGCTGTTGCGATATGGCCGATAACCTGTTCCTGAAGTTTTTCCTCGTTAATAACTTCTCGCACGATCGGTGCGAGAAGTTTTTTTATCCATTTGCGTATCATAACTATTATAGGTATTAAGTTGTTTCGTTTTAGATGGTATGTTGCATCTGATATTGGAGCATGGCAGCCATAGCTTCGCTGCGAGTTGGACGTGCAAGCTGTTTGAGCTGTTTCCCGCGGGCATAGATATGTGCCCGATACACAATCCGCAATCTCGCTTTTTCCGGACAGGAGCGCTTGTAAATGTATCCACTAAACCACACACCTCTTGAAATGGTTGTTTTTGTTGACGTGGCAACTGGGATCACAAGGCTGTCATCCCGAAACATCGCTTCGGCTTCGCGCATTTCGTTGGAGATTTCGGCCTGAAGATCATCGTTATCCGGGGCTGATAAATGATATACATGCTTTTCTATATCACAAGAGACCGCCCGTTTTTGTCGAATAAAGTCAACAGCCCGGAATCTGATCGCCTTTATAATGCACATAAGCAGTTTGCACTCTCCTCGTTGCTCGTAGGCCAACAAGTCGGATAAAGATTCGTCCGATTTGCAGCAAAATTCAACAAGGACATCAGCCATAATGTCATACGCTTCGCGTCGGATGCCCAAACGTGTGCAGATATACTGCGAATAGTTCAGCCACTTGTCGTAATACCGGGCGATGTAGGGTTCCAGTTCCGGTAACATGGTTAAAGTCGGTTTAAACGTTGTATTTTCGAAACTTTTAACTAACTTGTAGAATCTAACCACTTAATCAAGTTCTCTATGATGCCCAAGAACCCGATCAGACTATGGTCCAGTTGCGTATTTTCTATCGTGGTAAAGACGAAAGAAGTATCAAAAATCCGCAAACTGCTGCGTTGCTTTGAGGTGTGCTTTCCGTGCTGCTCTTGTGAGATCTCCGACAACTTGCCTCTTGCTGACGATTGCAGAGAGGTTTTTTGTACGATCGATATTCAAGGGTGCGTTTCGAGGATTGCCGAGACTGAAGCCGCTTTCCGTGCGTTTTGCGTACAGAAACATCTTGCACATATCGAGGATCTCGATTTTTACCTGCACATTGAGCCTTTACAAGGTCCCGATAATGCTGGAGTTGATTGATACGTCGGTGCAGGGTCGCCAGATCTTCTGGTCTCCCGGTTTCTATCCAGCGTTGTCCTGCTATTAGCATCATGTTGGCCAAGTGCCGTTCTGTTGTTGTCATGCTTGTAATTGTTTAAACGTTAGTTTTGCTGGTTCCGTTCGGCGATGATCTGCTCGGCAATCGTCAGTATCCGCTCGCTTACGCCACGGCCCATGATCACGTAGGAGACCCACACCGGATGCACGCCTGCGAGGCGGGCGATATGCTTCTTATCCCCGCGCCGGAGACCGGTCCGAATGGCCTCAAGTCGTTTTTCTCGGTTTTCTGTGCTCATAATCGAATTTTTTAAATACATTTGTGCATTAAACTTTACGCAAATATATTGCAGAATATTCTGAAATGCAAAAAAAAGAGCATAAAAATACAGAAATTTCTGAAAGGATTTCTAAACTAATTGAAGCATTGGGGATTAAGCCTAATGCATTTGCTCTTGCGTTAGGATATAACCGCTCGCAAACTATTTACGATATTGTGAATGGGAAATCAGCGCCCAGTTTCGACTTCTTTAATAAACTGGCAATGTCAGAATATTCTGAAGTTTTGAATATAGATTGGGTACTGACAGGTCGGGGAGAAATTTTGCTTACCAAAACTCCAAAAATCCCGGTCATCAATAATGACCGGGAAAACGACCGGAAAAATGACCGGAAACCAAAACTCCAAAAATCCCGGTCAAATCCCGAATACCCGAAAGGTGAGGAAACTTTCGAGAAGAATGTCGCCGATGTTACCGTAGATAAGGTTTTCAAGTTGCGAACCGATCGCCTGATTGACCGCCAGCAGATACCTATATATGACATGGAGGCCGTCGCTGGTCTTGTTCCGCTGTTTGCAGACCAATATAGCCAGTCGATCGTCGAGGTGATGGAGACGACACTGATCCCCAAATGCGACGGAGGATTGCGTATCGTAGGGGATTCGATGTACCCGCTGCTGAAAAGCGGTGACATCGTATTTTACAAGCAGGTACATGACATCATGCACAGCATTATATGGGGTGAAATGTATCTGATTTCGTTTGACATTGACGGAGACGAGTACGTTTCGGTGAAATACCTGCAAAAATCAGATACACCGGATCACATCGTGCTGGTCAGCTATAACGAGCACCACAAACCGATGGAGATACACATCAACCGCATCCGGGCGCTTGCTTTTATCAAGGCGTCGCTGCGCCTGAACTCGCTTAAATAGGGGACAGGTCGGTCATATACTTTAAAGCCCGCACAAACCACGTTTAAATGGTCGTGCGGGCTCGTTTTTGTGGTAGATCAGCGCTGAATATTCCGCTTGTGCACTGAATCGGGGTTTTCCGCCTTGAAATTCTTACACGGAAATTACGGTAAATTGCGTTGCCGGAATTTGGGCGTTCTCTCCTAAGTCACTGCATTATAGCTGTTTTTCCCCTTTTCACTCTTTTGGAGTTTTCGTTCTGCCCCTTACAATATTCAACGAACCGCGGGGTTTTGCCGACGAAAAGAAAACCCGCAGCCGTCGCGCTGCGGGTTTTCCGAAATCGTACCGGGCTGTTCCCGGCATCGGACCGTTATTTCTGGTTGAGCGCTGCGTGTGCGGCTGCCAGACGTGCGATGGGCACGCGGAAGGGCGAGCAGCTCACGTAGTTCAGACCTGCGTAGTGGCAGAACTCCACCGACGACGGCTCGCCGCCGTGCTCGCCGCAGATGCCGCACTTGAGCGTCGGGCGCGTGCCGCGGCCCTTGAATACGGCTTCGCGGATCAGCTGGCCCACGCCGTTGCGGTCGAGGATCTGGAACGGGT